TAAATCTGATGTTCAAGAAGTAGCAAATAAAGTTATGAAAACTACACCCGAAGGTGTTGTTAATTCATTACGTGAAAATGTTGTATCACCTATGGAAGAACACTTATCGTCTCGTGGATCTATAACATCTGAAGTCCCAACTGAACCATTACAAGAAGGACGAGGTGCTTTATCACAGGCAGAACATGTAGAACAAATGGGGTCGTCCCTTGTCGGAGCAGTTGAAGAAGGTGGGGAAAAAGCACTCGCCACGACTGGTAAGTGGGCAGGTAAATTAGGAACTGGCATTGGGATTGTTGGAGGTCTCGCCTCAGGGGGGATGGCAATCGCTGACGACTTCAAAGGTGGATTTCATGTTGCTGGTGATAATCTTGCTGAAAAAGTTGCCAATGTCGGACAAATAACTGGTGCTGTTTTAGATGTTGCTGGGACACTTGCTCCTCCTCTTGCTTTATTAGGGGCAGGAATAGATATTGTATCAGGTATAATCGGAGGCATCGGTAATATTGAGGAGGGACAAGATAAAGAGAAACAATTAGATAAAACTGGAGAGGCGGAAAAAGTTGAAGCAAAACAGGATGTTGTTAGAGTTCCCACGTCAATTACTACTGGACGAACACAATAAATAAATTATTTAATAAATTATATTTTTTTATTATAATATAATATAATTATATTATGAGTGATAGTGGTGGTATACTCCAACAATTTAATATTAATGAGTTGGCAGGAGCAACAGGTTTAATATTGGGAGCACTTGGGGGATTACTTGCTGTAATATGGAAATCAAGATGCCATTGTAAGATGAACCTTTGTTATATATGTCAATGTGAACGTAAACCCCCTCCAGACTCTCCAAATGAAGATAGTTCTGATGAAGATGAACCTATTGTTCCGAATGATAAAGAAAAAGAGAAAGAAAAAGAGAAAGATAAAGAAAAACCCAATATATCTCAAGAAATTAATAGAGAAGAAATCCCTTAAGTATTTATTTAATGTTTAAAGATTAACCACCTTAATTATATAAGTAAAAAAATAAATTATATTTGATTTATAAGATTAAATATAAATTAAAATATATTTTAATATATATTATGGAACTTTGTAAAGATACTGATGTTCTTGAATTTTATTATAAACTTGAAGAATTCTACGAACAAAAATTATTTTGTCATATAAATTATGATTATAAATCATTTGATAAAGAAAGAAATAAATGGATTAAGGGCAATCTTCAAAATGAAGATAATTCAAGGTCTATTGAAGAAATTAAAAAAAATCGTGAAAATAAATATTATGAAAAGTATAATGGTTTGAGTTTGAGTTTATGTGATATAAATGAGTTATATGTTGTAGATTTTGATAAAAAACTAAATGAAGGCGAATGTGAGTTATATGATATATTACACAGAGATAATTGTGCCAACACTACAACTAAAAATGGAACACACTTTTATGTAACTATTAAAGACCTTCCTCATTATACAGCAGAAGTTCAAGTATATATTGATAAAAATATTGATATTGATTTACTTGCTGGAAAAAGAAATGTATGGGAACATAAAGATAGAAAAGTAAATGGAATTATAAAAAATTATAAGTGGGATGATATTAAAAAATATTTTGATATAAATAAAATGAATTTTACTATCTCTCCACCAGTAAGTCAAGCATCATCTCCTTCTGTAAGTGAAGAAGATGAATGTGGTTTTATTGAAGAACCTATTGAAACCTTTCCGAAGATAAATAAAAAAGAATTTAATAAAAAAATAAAATCATTTATACCACGATATGAACGTGATAATTGGATAAAAGTGGGTTTTGTTTGTTACAATAATTTTATAGATGATGCTGAATTAGGATTAAAAATTTTTAATGATTATTCTAAGAATGATAAAAAATCGTATAAGGGATACGATGATGTAGTAAAAACATGGTCGTCTTTTAGTAAAGGAAGTTCCACACAAAAAAAAATAAGTCATAAATTATTTGATAAATGGAGACAGGAAGATAATCCATCGGATAATAAATATGAAAATTGGTATTACGAAGGGACACTCGTAGAAAATATGAATAAGGAATGTGTTTATTATGTTCCAAGTGCTATGATAATATTCATAAATAATAATATATCTCACGAGAATAAAAAAATGGATGCTAAAACTTTTTATGGTAAATATGAATTTGATATTGAAGACGGCAAGAAAAAGAAACAAATAAATCCATTTGATATATGGATTAAAGCATCAGATAGACGAGATGCTGATAAAATTGTATTTAATCCTTACAATAATCATAAAAAAAATGAATTTAATCGTTGGACTGGATTTGATTATGAAAATACAGGTCTACCTAATATGGATAAATTACAATATTGGTTAAACCATATTAAAACAATATGGGCAGACAACGATGAGAAAACTTATGAATATATTTTAAATTGGTTTGCTCGTATCTTTCAGACGCCTCATAAAAAAAATAATGTATGTTTGGTTTTACATAGTGTTGAGGGTGTCGGTAAAACTATGATATTAAATATGATTGGTAAAATTATGGGTGATACTAATTATCATTCTACAAGTTCATTAAAACATGTTATTGGCGATTTTAATAAAGATGGTGAATCAAAACTACTAATGAATTTAAATGAAACAAATTGGGGTGGTGATAAAAAAATGGTTGGAGCATTCAAAGAATTCATAACCGATAATACGATTGTAATTAATAAAAAAGGAAAAGACCAATACACCATAAAAAATTATTGTAATACTATTATCACCACAAATTCAGAATGGATTGTAGCAATTGATAAAAATGACAGGAGGTTTAATTTACGTGAATGTAGTGCTACAAAACACGATGATAGTTATTATAAATTAGTTGCCAATACTGATTTACAAGAGATTGCTAATTTTTTGTATAATCGTGATTTAAAAGGTTATGACCCTCGTGAGTTTATTAAAAGTGATTTACATAGACAGCAAATTGTATTGAATTTTGATTCGGTGGAAGAATTTTATGGAAACTTAATAACTGGAGAAATTGAACCTGGATTTAATATTACTGAATCAATGAATAAATCCATAATATATAATTTATACAAAGAGAATACTATTAATAATGGTTTTAATTTACTTGCTAATAATAAATTCTGGCAGAAAATAAGAAAAATAACAAAATGTTATATAATTAAGGATGCCAAGAAAAAAGGAAAACATCCTCAAGCATATATAAATAATTTAGACGAAGCACAGGAAGAATGGAAGTATTACACGGGAGAAAAATAAAAAGGGCGGGGGGTGGGCGTGTATGGGGCGAGTTAGTTAAAAAATAACCGCCCCCCATTTTACAAGAAAAAAGAGTGTTAAACCCTTTATTATATATATATATATATATATATATATATAGGGGGTAGGTAAAGGGGGTATAAATAGGTATAAAAAACTATAACAAAAAGCATAAATGTATAAAACATATATATAATGAATAAAAGGGGTCATTTATCTCATTTTACTAACTGCCTCCCCCCCCCCATTATCTCTCTCTCTTGTAGAAGGGGCGGATTTTTAGAAATTTAATATAATATAAAAAAATATATTATATTTTCTTATGTAAAAAAAATTTGAAAAATATAATTTTTATATACTAATTAAAACGAAAAATAAAATTTGAAAAATATTACTGGATATATTAAGGTAAAAAATAAAATACACAAGATGGATTATAAGAAAATGTATGAAGAACAAAAAGAAGAAAATGATAAATTAAAGGCAGAAGTGGTTAAGTGGGAGAAACTCAAACAAGCAATAAAAGAAAGTAAAGATGATGACGAGTTTAACATATGGGACTTTTTAGGAGATGAATTGGATGTAGATACAAATGGCGATGAAGAAACACAAGATTATGATAAATTAAAACACCAATATGATAAGATGGAGGAAAATTACTATAATAGTGAAGGAGAAAATGAAGATTTAAAAAAAGAGAATGAAAAATTAAAGGAAACAATTAAACAACTTGAATTTAGTTTATCAGCAACCGAAGAAGAAAAATCACCCACTACAAAATTATCTGATATAGTATTTGACATAAAAGAAAAAATATCTGATGAAGTTTATAAATCTTATATGGAATCATTACAAGAACTAAATAAAAAAGAAACTATGCCGAAATTTGTAAAACTATACCACATAACAGGATATTTTAATATTCATCAACATACCGATAATTTTGAATATAATAACTCTCGTATTTGTAATGAGTATACTTGGCACGGCGATGATGAGGATGATGAATGTGGTGAAAAAGTAATTTTGAAACATTTGAATATACATATGGTAATGAAAGCAAATACCAAAATATATGAAATAGTTCCTCATGATGAGTTAGATGGATATTATATAAATCCTGATACATCACAAATCCGTCTTAATCGTAATGGTGAATTGAATGAAGATATTAAAGTGGGAAACATTATAAATCGTGGTGGGCGTGCTTACAATACTGACGATATATTTATTATTAAAGAATTAATTTAACATAAAATATACCATCTCTCTTAACCATAAAACCATTATCATCATTTAAACAATCAATATAAGACATATATCCCATACGAATATTTTTATCACCAATCTTTTTTATTTTTATCCACATTTTATTTTATATAAATATTTTATCTTGAAGTAAAAAACCACCCCGAGTTAGTTATATCCTCGTCCGTAAGTGGTGGGGAATAACTCTCTGATGCTTGTATTACTTTATTGATATTTGTAATTGTATTTTGTATATCACGAATATTATTTTTAATATCTTCAACCTCACTTAATAATTTTGTCAAAAGTATATTATTTTTTGATTTTAAATCTTCCATACAAATATAATATATATAAATATTTTTTTTTTATTTAAGATAAATAAAATTATATATAGTTATATTATAAATGAGTTCATATTGGAGTGCTGACAATGTCGTTCAGATTGGCGAGGAACAAGTTTCCATCCCAACTGAAAACGGATTATCTTATTCTTGTAAAACAAATGGTCGTAAAATTCAATTATTTATTCCTCCAGAGGTAGAATTTATGGATGGTAAAAATTCTTATTTAGAGTTTGACCTTAAAATTGACCAACCATTCGGGGCGACTGATATTCCTACTCGTCTCCAGTTAGACCCTAACGGAGCAGGCGTATTGCTAAAAAATATGAGAATATATGACGGGTCACGTGGTAATTTAATTGAGGAATTAAATGAATATCAAACATGGGCAACCTTAAAATATGATTATGATGCCGACGACTCTCTTCGTAATCAACGTGCTATGGTTGAGGGTGGAACAACCCACACCATTGCTAATCGTGGAACAGAGGGAACAAGTAAATCAGATTTATGTGATACGATGACAAATCCTTATTTCCAACCCCTTACTGGTGACCAAACTACCACATATTCTGATGCTGATTTACTAACTGCTAAATGTTGTGTCCCATTACATGCTGGATGTTTTTCAGATAAGATTTTCCCTGTAATGCTCACAAATGGTTTGTATATAGAGTGGGATACTGCTCCAGCACCCGAAGTAATTAAACAATTAGATTCTGTCAATCGTTATAGACGGACTGAGTTAGGAGCATCTTTCCACTCACTTGCCGATGGGACAACTACTACTTGGTTGGATTCAAATACTACTGCTCAAACCAGTTTTCTTATTGGTAATGAGAATAATTTAGTAGGTGATGATGCTGTAAGTAAGTGCCCGTTTGTAAAAGGTGAATCTGTAAATTTTGTAAAATTCAACGACCAAGACAAAGTGGGACGATTTACTCAGGGTGCTAATGAAATCGGAGCAAAAGGTTTTGTGATTGGTGATATTGAATATGATGGAACACACGGCAAAGTTAAAATCAATGTTGAGGGGACTGGACTTGTTAATGATGGAACTGATGATGATGGTGCTATTGATATTACACAAGATTTTATGTTATATTCTACTGCTGTATCTGAGGCAACCAGTTATGATATTGGTTATACTATGTCTAATGTTAATTTAATTGTCCACAAAGTAAAACTTGATGATACGTATAAACAGGGTATGCTACAAAAAATCCGTGAAGGTAAAGCAATTGAGTTTGATATTATGTCGTGGACTAATTACAAACATTCGGCACTTGCTTCCGATAAACAAAGTTCTTTTAATATTGCTTGTAATAATGCTCGTGCCAAGAGTATTATTATTCAACCCCAAGATGCTTCTGTATATCAGACCCAAGTTATGATGACTGGTGGTTCAGAAACTCTTGATGTTGAAACTTATAAAATTACGGAAGATACTATGGACAGAAAACTTAATAGTATTCGTAGTGCTTACTCAGGTATAAATGACGGACTTACATCTGTTCAATATCAGATAGACGGAAAATTATGTCCCTCACGTCCAATATCTACACGTAAATGTGCTACAAAAAATTCATTTGATAGTTTTCATTTTTACGAACTTGAGAAAACACTTTCTAATGCTGATATACGTCCTCGTTCATTCAGTAAGTATCTTGAGAACTGGAATGTAGGCAGAGCATTTGGAGTTCACGGCGGTGTTATGGATTTACGGAACAAAGATTTAACTTGTATATTTAAGTTTGAACACGCCTCCTTCCCACCTACAAAAAATAAAATGTATCAGGCGTTTGTATACCATGTCCGTAGATTAGTATTAAGGAACGGCGGAGTTGATGTGAATGTATAGTGTGATTTAAAATAATTTAAAATAATTTTATAATATATATATAAATGGCGTGGTTAAAAAATATATATATGTTTTTTGTAAATAATCAAAATACGGCGATATATAATGAAATGATAAATGATATTAAATTTTCCGATAATATATTATATTTGGAATAAACTTATTTTATACAAAAATAAATTTTTTTTTATTAAATTTTTTTATTATAATTCATATAATATAAAAGTATTATGGAATCTACCCCCGATGATCCTAAAGGAAAACAAGTTGTTAATGCTCAGGGAGGCATCCCTGACTTTATTCGTCTTGGACAAATGCCAGTTAATTATGAAATGAATGTAGAATCAGATTTACTTGAACCAGTTGTGTTTAACGACCCTCCGAGTGTCGGCACAAATGTGGTTGATGGTTTTGTTCGTTTTACTCTTCAGAACAAAGGTTTTTTACATTCGGAATCTAAACTATTTTTAAGTTTAATTCCATCCTCTACTACTGCTCGTGCTGTTATTAATCCGTGTGGGGGCATAGCATCAATCATTAAAAAATGTGTGCTTAAGGTCGGAAACCAAGTTTTAAATGAAATTTCTGAATTTAGTGCCCTAAATCAAGTCAAATCATCACTTATTAGTGGTGAAGTTCAGAAAGAACGAGAACAATTTTTAACTGGTCGTTGTATGGACAATGAATTTATTTATAAAGAAACTGGTGTAGCATCTACGAATAGTCGTCTTGCTGGAGCATATGGTTTATCTAATGGTCGTGAATACACTGGTGGCGAAACGGGACTCCTTGCTCGTCCCTGTTCTGTTATGGATTCTGCTGATGCCGATACTATTGCTCAATCCCCTTCTTATCAGGTTAGTTTATCGGAGTTATTTCCTTTCCTAAAAACACACCAACTTCCTTTATATATGTTTGATGAAGCAATAAATATTGAACTAACATTCCATCCAGCAACTCATCGTGTATTAATACCTGCTGGCGGAACACTTGGAGGTTCATATAATATTGATAGGAATGAAATTAAATTTTGTGCTGATTATTTATATTTTGGTGGCGGTGATGAAATGGTTCGGTATGCTCAGCAGAATCAAGATTTATCATTTTCTTTCCATGATTATCGTCTTGCTACTTCAAGTGTAAATCAAGCACAGGCGAGAAATATTGTTAGGAATTTAGGTATGGCAAATCGTCTCGTATCCCGTGTGATTACTATTTTTAATGGAGCAGGTGGAACAGGACAGGCAAATATACTCGGTAAAAATCAAGGACTCGGATTAGTCAAATCGGGCACTGGTGTAATATCTCCCATAGAATATAATATCAGATATAATGATAGATTTGAATTTAGTTCTAATGTTCAGAACACGGCACGTCTGTTCTCACTATTAACTGATTCGGAAGGTGTTCCATTTATTACTAAGGAACAATATTCAGGTGAGGGTGCTATTATAACAAATGCTACATATGAAGGACGAGCACAGGATACTGGAATTGCTCGGCACATGTTTTACAATTCCACACGCCTTACTGGTGGTCGTGTGGGCACAAGGGGTTTGGAACTACACCTAAAAGCAACTGATATGGACGGCACATTATCCACTATGTTTAACTTTTCTGAATATCTTCGTGTTGCTCGTCTACGTGGAGGTTTCCTGGACGTCTTTAATGTATGACGGAAAATAAAATTACTCGTTTAAAATAAATTTATTATTTATATATATAATAATATATATTATAAGATGGCACAATTATTAAAAGGTGATTGTTTAAAAGAAATGAAAGAATTAGATAATGAATCAATAGATTTAATATTCTGTGATTTACCATATGGACAAACTGCTTGCTCGTGGGATTCGTTAATTGACTTGGATAAATTTTGGACGGAGATTATGAGAATTAAAAAATTAAATACACCGATATTTATGACGACTACAACTAAATTTGGAATATCATTAATAAATTCAGCACCTAAAAAGTGTCCATTTAGATATGACATTGTATGGGAGAAGAGTTCTCCATGTGGGTTCTTAAACGCCCGTAAATTTCCAATGAGGAAACATGAAATGATATATGTATTTTATGAAAAACTACCTATGTATGATTTATCAAGTCATACACATAAATTTGTAAAAATGGCAAAAGGACGATTTGGTAATTGTTATGCTGACCCTAATGGTAAAATTGATGAAGCACCATCATTAAAGTATGACCCACCACTTCCAGTATCAGTTGTAAAAGAAGAACCACATAATATATATGGTTTTGACCCTTCTAAAATAACAAGATTAAATCCGAGTAATGTTAGAACACCAACATACGACCCACCACTTCCAGTATCAGTTGTAAAAGAAGATGTATATAATGTAAAATCACGATTAAAAAATGGTAAATTAAAAGCATCAAATAAAGAATACAATCCACCACTGCCAACATCAGTAGTAAAAGAACCCGAACCCGAACCTGAAGAAAACTACATACCACCAGGAAGAAGAGAAAGTGTAAGTGATGAAGATAGTTGTTATGAGTCAACAGGTTCGTATGACCCACCACTTCCTAATAGTATGTTAAAAATTAAATCTACACGTGGCAAACATGCTACAGAGAAACCAGTAGCATTAATGGAGTGGATATTAAAATATTTTAGTAAAGAAGGTGATGTAGTTCTTGATCCCACGATGGGTTCAGGGTCTACAGGTGTTGCTTGTAAAAATATGAATCGTAATTTTATAGGAATAGAGATGAATGATGAAATATTTGAGGTTGCTTGTGAAAGAGTATGGGGATAAATAAAATTGTAAATAAAAAAAAATAAAGAAAAAAAAATTTGACATTTTTATTAGTTTATCACAAAAAAAAAGATGGAAGTGAGACAAAAAGTAGTAGAGGCATTTAATAAAAGATGGAAACCAGATATTACTATTACTTGTGATGATGGAGAAATAATATCATATAATATGAACTGGATTTTAGATAGTGAATATATGAATTATGTATATGATAATTTCCCATCTCCAAGAATACGAGATTTTATAATAAAAGAAAACAAAAAAATAAAATAAACTATAATATAAGATGCCGTATGTTTCAATTACAAAATCAGACAAAGCAAATAAAAAATTAAAAGCAGTATTTACACGACATAATGGAACAAAAAAAACAATACACTTTGGGAGTGCTGGGATGGAAGATTATACGATTACAAAAGATAAAGCACAAAGAAAAAGATATTTAGATAGACATCGTAAAAATGAAAATTGGAATAATCCCGAAACAGCAGGAGCATTAAGTAAATGGATTTTATGGGGTTCATCAACCTCACGAAGAGATAATATAAAAGCATTTAAAAAAAGATTTGGATATAAAAATTAATTCCGTTTAATTTAAAATATTTTTTTATTTTTAATTATATAATGATTGATAAAACTTATTCCAAGCATGATTTAGTCCATATAATTAATTCATTAAATTTACCAGTTGTATTTAATCATTCAGATAATAAAAAAACAATACAAGATAAAATAATTAAATATTATCATGATGATACAGATGATAGTTTTAACGAAGATAATGTATATGATATAACAAATAAAAATGATTTATTTATTTATTTGAGTAAAAGTAATCCAAAAAAAATAATTAATGTAAAACAAAAAAATGATATAATGAATATATGTAAAATGATAATAAGATATTGTAATAATAAATATGATTTAAATTACACGACATATAAAAATATTCAAGATATTATTGATGATTTAAATTATATACGGCAATTTGGGGATATACCTTCTGTTCGGCGGTGTTGTAATTTAATAAATAATTGTCCGAATATAAAAGAAAATTTTAAACCATTAATATCACCACAAGTAAAACAGCAATTATTGGAGAAGAATATATCAAAAAAGACAATTATGAATTGTTTAACAATTAAAAGGGGTAAATTTATTCTTGACTTTGAGCATTAACTTTTACGAAGTCATCTTTATCTTTAATATAAATTTTATTTGCTGTTTCTACCGAATGTTTCATAGTAGTAGCATCTTTATCTTGTTCTTTTTTAATATCGGAATATTTACTGCTGAGATAAGATTTACGAATCATGGTAGTGGATAATTTTATACCCCCGAGATATTTAGCAGAAGTATTCAATAATATTTGTGATAGACCATTCCGACTAAAATTAAATATAATATCACCACTTTTGTAATTATTTTGTTTAATATAAGTATTAATAATTTTTTCCAAATCCTTAGGGATATTTTCAGATATAGATTGATATTTTTTATCAGTTTTAAATTCATTCCATACAAAATAAGAAGATGGTTTTGCTCTTACAATATAATTGTTATTTTTTTTATCTTCTTCAGTTAATTTTTTAAATTGTGATGGAGTAATTAAAAGTAATCCAGCAAGGTCATTACGAGTAGGAAACCGAATAAGTATTTCAAATAAAGTGTATGCTTTTAATAAACCCATTTGACTATAAGTTAATGAGTTAGATTTTAAATTAGGTTTTAATTCAGTTTTAATTGTATCAATCATTTTTTTAATATCATCAATATGGACAAAATTAGCACCTTGTTTGGAACTTATTTTACCAGTTAATTGTTCGTCTTGATATTGATTATTTAATTTATCACGTTCTACTTCATATTTTTTAATAATATTTTTATCTTTATCAAGAGCAAGTAAATATAAAATAACAGGATTGTATATATTCCGTTTACTTGTAAAGTGTAAAAGTTCAGTGGGATTTTTATCACTTGTCAATTTATTAATTTTTTGTATAGTGTCATCAGCATTTAAAAGGAATTCCAAATTATCATATTTTAATCGTGCTTGTAATTTTTTTAATTGATGATAATATTGTTTAATTGTAGATGCTTTTAAGTTAGGTCGGTATGTTTGTATTTGTTCCATTATGTCGGATTGTTCGGTTTCCATATTATATATATAGTATAATATTTTTATTTTTAAGTAATAAAAAAAGATTAATAATATACAAATTTAAATTTATTTTTTAAGTTTTTTCTTTGCTTTATTAACACATGGGAAGTTGTTAATATAATATGACTCACGTTCTTCCAACTCTTTACGATATTCACAAGGGAATTCTTCTACTAATTCAATATGGTATGAACCATTATGAATTATTATACTACTCTTCCGTGTGTGATTTTCTTTTTCTCGTCGTTTGTAATCATATTTATGGTCAGATAAACGACGATTTAGAGTTTTCTGTGTAGACCCATAATAAACATTTCCATTTGTATCATCAACAATTTTATATATTTTACCATTTTTATATTTAGTTTCACCCATCTACTTTAAATTTATATTATTTTTCCGAGATTTAAACGATTTTTTTTTTAAGAATAAATAATCAGTGTTAGGAATTTGATTAAATTTAACTAAACTAAAATAACTGCCTAAAAATAAAATAAAATCGGACATTTTAATTTTATAACAATGGTCAGTTTTTTTAGCAATTTGTTTACAATAATCACCATATAATTTTATTTGGTTATGTATTTTAATATTTCTCTGTAAAGCATTCATGATTAAATCTTTTGAATATTCTTCATAAATATGATTTATATTATCTGTTTTTGTAGTAAATTTACCAACCAGAATATTATCATAAAATAAATATAAATTATACAATCTCATTTAATCTATTAATATGTATTATTTTTAAACTAAAAGTTGGACGCCATTGGCATTATATACGAGTGTTGCTTTGGATTTAACAAATAAGAAAACGGATTGGGGGTTGTCAGTGGTTAAGT